AGCTGCTTCAGTCAGGCCACCTTCAGCACGATCTTCGATAATTACAAACTTAAAGCCACCGAAAGTATCAACGTCACCGTTGACCAGAGCTTTAACATTGTTGTAATCAACAGAGCTGATCTTCTCTTCGTTAAGCATACCACCCAAACCTTTTGCTTCAATAGCAGCATACAGGTTAGAGTTAGGAACACCTTTAGAGCGAAGTGCAACTTGAGCAGCAACAATCTTCTCAATGTTCAGGTTAGTGTTAGTTCCGCCAGTGTCTTTACCAACAGTGTCAGCATAAGTAGTTTCTGCGTCCATTGCATCAATGATAAGCTGGTCAGAACGACGACCCAGAGACTGTGCGATGGTGCTTGCAAGTTCCTGCTTCTCGTCAAAGTTTACAGTCTGAGCATCAAACATATCTGTGTACTCTGGAGCATTCCAGTTTTGCAGAGTTGCAGTTGCGAAGCCGTGAGAAATGTCCATAGGAGTTACTAGATCAGAAGTAGACTTCTGGTTAGCTAGACCCTTACCCATGTTACGGAATTTGTAGGTGTCACCTACTACGTTGTTTCGTACAGTTACAGCGCCTTTCAAAAGGCCAGCGTTTTGGTATGCGTGCTTGACCATGCTGTCAAACTCCGTTACCGCTACGGATGATAATACTTTACTCATAATGATTTCCTCGAAAAAGAGTAATAAATAATATAAAAGTTTTTCAAGGTTTTAGCTGAGTACCCGAGTAAACTTGGTCAGCATTCAACCTAAATTTACTGGGCCTTAATAGAAAGGGGTGTCCAGTGTGCCGATTATACACCTTTCACCCCATAAACTCAACCAAACGTGCGGGTATGAGCCTTGTCGCCACCAAATTCCTGCATCATCTTCTGGATTTTGGCTTCGTGAGAGGCATCAATACTACGAAGTAGCTGCCCATTTTCGTTCTTCATAAACATCTGAGCTTCAATATCGCTCCAGGTCATGCCAGTAGGATGCTGTCCACCATCAATGGTAGCTTAGTAGGTGCAGTAGCACGAACCAAATACTCTACCAACTCAATAGACTTGGCATCAGTTACCAGATCACGAACCACATCGTAGTCAGCAGCATCTAAGTTGTTCTTTAGATAGCCCTCAACATTCTTGATACGCTCTCCAGCATTGTCACCTAGTCGTGCAATTTCTTGCTCTTGGGTAACTTGTTCTACTGCTTCACCCTGTGCTGACAACAATTCCCACGCATCACCAAAGGCTTCTTGGCTCATACCTGTCTTGTTAGCAAACTCAGTTAGCTCTTGCAGTAGGGCATCGTCAGACTCAATTCCTTCTGGGCCAGCATAGCCATCTTTTGGTGCGCCAGTAAAACCACCGAACTTCTTCTCTAGTTCAGTATAGGCTTTGGCTTGTTCAGCGACAGACTTATACTTGTCGCCTTTGTACCATTCGGGTGTCTCACCTGTACCCTTGATACCATCGGATAAAAAATACTCACCTTCACTTAGTTCTGGGGAGCTTGCATCCAACAGGGTTTCGCTTGTTGTTTCTTCTGGTGCGGCCTGTTCTTCACTCATAATTATTCCTTACAATATTTCAGCTTGTTGCATTTGGTTGATAATAAATTTAACAACTCCCGACTCACCGTTATGGTAAGCAGCCTCGTAATCAACATTAGAAGCACCAAAGGGGGTGTCGTTATTGAAGATAAACCTCCGCGTCATGTCCTCAAGTACGCGCTTCCCGATGTCACCTGAGAAGCACTTATTGTACGCTTGAGCCAATTCAGCAGCGGCCTGTCTTTTCTCTGCATTGACCACCTTTGCATCTTCTGCATTAGTGGTCGCTTGATTAATTGTATCCCAACTCATAGAGCAGTTTGTCCTTGTTGCGGTGGAGCAGCCTCAACATTCATGCCCTGCTGTGCAGCTTGAGCGCCAGCCTGAATAATCTGCTGTTTTTCACTAGCACTTCTAACTAGCTCGGCAGGCATACCAGTCTTATCGGCAACCCACGTTCCAAAGTCTTCTAGCTTAAATCCAATCTTGGCTTGATCTGGGCCAGCAGTCTGAAGCACGAACTGTACAGCTTGTTGTACGTTGAGAATGTCTTCACCGTCCTGAGCTCTTGCCAATGGTGACATAAACTTAATAGCGACCTGACGACCATCTAACTCAACAGGAGTAATGATACCACGGCGAGTAAGTATAGATGCAACTCGCTTAATGATGGGAATCAATACTTCGGTCTGTAATCTGCCGAAGGCAGAGCCGATGCGTTTTGCCAATTCACGCGACTCGATGGCAACCTCAGTGGCGGATCGCACAGCACCAGTAGGATCACGAAGATCGTTGAATAAGGCCTTCTTGATCGACATTTGCATTTCATTGATCTGGAACTGGGCAAGTTGTAAGTTCGATCCTGTATCTAAACGCTGAATGGATGGGTTGCTGCTGTTGTTAGAACCAACTGGAATAACAATGCCTGGGCTTATATTCAAATTGTAGGGGTTAGTTACACCGTCATCGGTTGCTGTGTACATACCTGCTAGGTCGATAGCGGCTTTCTGGAGTACAAACTCCTTGGCCTTGTTCAGTGAGCGTACATCAGGAAGTGCCTGTAGTGCTGGGCCACGACCTCTGATCTCACCAGCTACCTTACTATAACGACCTGTCACCCAAGGGCTAGAATCGCCAAAGTCTTGCATCCAGCTAATGCGATCTTCAGTGGCTACCCATACGCAACCATAGTAGGTCTTACTCTTGGGCATATAGACAACACCCTCGCGCACATCGACATCAGTGTCTGGCTTATCCTTGATGACCTGCTTCATCTTCTCTGATGGTTCAAAGCCTTTCCAGTAACGCTCTAGGTTACGAGCCTTTACCTTAAATCGTCGCCAGTGCGTTTCGATATTACCCTGTGGGCCTTCTTCAAATGCTATTCCCTTCTGCGGAATGGCGTTAAAGATGAGGGGCATCTCGTCGCTTTCATCTTCATCAATACGAAGTGTGCCTGTACCAATAAGGAGATCAAGGGCGTGTTCATAGAACTGGGTAGCAAAGTTAGATCGGTTAATGTAATCAAAGATAATCTCAGCTTGCTTCTGCAAGTTAGTCTGTATGTCTTCTAGGCTAACATCAAAGTTACCTTCCTCTAGCTGCTTAACAACTAGATCAGATGGCTCAAAGGTAGCCCAGCGTGACCAGATAGGAGCAATGTTTTCTTGTAGCTTGCTTGCGCCCTGCTGGATAGCCTCAAGTGCAGTAGAGTCAAAGATACGATCCATCTTCTGCTGGCCAGGAGCGTAGTCATCAAAGAGATTGCGGTTGGGCAGAAAGTATTCGTAGGCATCGTCTAACGTACTGTGCCACATGGAGGCACGCTTAAATGCGTCATTTTCTCGTCGTTTTAAGTCCGTCAGTGAACCAAGCTCTTTAGGTAATTCCATTATCTTGTAACCTTTTTAACTGCTTTTTCTGCGCCTTTCCCTATCAAAGAACCAGCCTTTACTCCTTGACCCGCAGCTGAAGCACCCAAAGCTCCGCCAAGAAGCCTTCCAAATAAACCACGTCTTTTAGGTATTTTTACAACTCTACCTCCAGATTGTTTAAAGCCTTCAGTAACCATTGGGCCTTCTGGAGCTTCAGCTTGCTCCATAGGCTTACCAAGTAGAGATTGCTTGCCTATCTTTTTCTGTGCAATAGCTTTTAGTCTACGCTCACTTGAGGCTCTTTCCTCGTCAAGTGCTTCACGTTGCCGTCTTTCCATTGCTTTCTGTTCTGCTGTTGGTTTTGGTGCTTTGCCGCTGCCCATGCCTTACCTCTGCATATATTTGTATAGTTGATAGGGAGTCCATACAAAAGGATGGTTAATACCCAAGAACTGCTTAACATGACCAACACAAGTGTTGAGCATGAATAACCTTTTCTTGTTGTCCTTTTTTACATAACTCACGGTTATATCTGTTGGCCCAATTATATCATTTATATGGTTGACATTATACACCCTAACCTGCTCTGTTACCTTTTCGTACACAACATACTGACCATTGGAAGGCTCAACAACAAGACAGTGCTGAAAGTCATTATGCAGAAACCTAGAGTACCAGCGGCCTGTGTTGCCCTTAAAGATTATATAGGCATTATCCAGATTAGAAGACACTAAAGTTCACCTTTGCTGTGTGTGGTTTTGCGAAACCCTGATCTCGACGGAGAGCAGAGCGACCTTCACCTTCACCTTGTAAGGCATACTCAAGTGCCTCCACTGGGTGAGAGTATTCATTCTTGTCTGGCTGATCACTGTAGCGTTCACCTGATGTCTGCACACGACGATAACAGAAGCCACCCTGTAGACCCTTACGAATCATAGAGGCTTTGGGCAAAA